TGAGATCAAGGCCGCACGGGCCGCACTGGCCGTTGAGCTTATGGGGACATCCTTGTGAGCTTCACACGTGACATCGTGTTCCTAGATGGGCCGATGAAGGGCGACAAAAGCTTCCAAACGCTGATGCTATCCTTTGGCGACATCGTTTATATCCGTGTAGGTACCGAGAATGGGGCGGAAGGTACCCTGATAGGGTATAAAGTCGTCGACGGTGATCAAAATTCTGTGTTTATGGAGATGACAGGTGGAGAATAATCAAGATTTCGCCATTATGATGGCTTTTAACGGTTACATCCTTTCAATTCGCAAAAGTAATGGCCCAAAAACACCAGATACGTTCGAAACAGAGGTGTTTATGGACGAAAAAGACCTTTTTTCGGCTTTATCTGATCATTTCGAAAATAAACGCTTGCAACATGAGTAGAATTCATGTTATACTTGAGGTATTGAACATAGAAAGGTAGATTGTCATGAAAACCGCATTGCCAGCGCCCAGTTATCTGGGTGTAGCTGAGGTTGGTTTAGCACGGGCCTTGGAAGCCTGAGACGCACGTTCGAATCGTGCCACCCAGACCAAATTAAAGAAGACTGCTTGTAAGATGCGCTCATTAAGATCATCGGGGGTTGAATTCCCCCACTTCTGCACATACACCGGGTTTACGGTTGTAGCCCCCAGCGTGAGAGCGCTGGTACCTGGATAGGTAGAAAAACACCGTATTACAATGGTTGTGGGAGGAAACATGGGAACGCTCCTCCGACCTCCAGATACAACGGGGGTACTGAACATTGTCGAGTTCACCTGGCTGTAAACCAGACGCTTATACGCTGTGGTGGTTAGACTCCATCTACCCTCACCAAACATGCCCTGCTGACGGAATTGGCATACGTACCAGTTTTAGAAACTGGGTTTTCCTGGTTCGAGTCCAGGGCGGGGCACCAAATGTCAAGAACAACCAAAAAAGCCTATTCAGGCTCCAGATCCGTCGATCGCTCCTGCCGATCACACGGTTCTTGCCCTTTCTGCCGTTCTGGCAGAGAGCACAAACACAAACGAAGGAACCCCTACGATGAGCGAAGTCTTAGAGACGCGCAACGACAAGGGTCAATTTCTTAAAGGCGTTTCCGGCAATGTAGCTGGTAAACCCGCGGGTACGAGAAATCGTACGTCTATGGTGAAGGAATTCATCGAAGCAAAGCTCACCGACGAATTGGTTGATGACGCGGTTGATATCCTACACGTAGCCATTAAGAAGGCCAAATCTGGCGATAACGCTATGATTAAACTGATACTGGGCGACTTGCTCAGCGAAGCACGTGGTGAAGCAAAGGGTGTATCTGGTGGGACTGTAAACCTCACCGTCACCAACATGACCACTGAACCCACTAAGATCGTAATTGATCACGAGGAATCCAATGAGTAAAACAGAAAGTAAGAGTCAGCCTAAAGAAAACTTGGGCGCCAACCGTCTCGACAACACTAAGCCTGCCAAGTTCATTGCTGAAGGCAACAGTGCTCCTGGCAAACACAAACGTGGCAAGCAAGGTCAATAATCATGGCAAATCGTCAACCCGTAGAACTGACTGACAGTGCAAAGCGCAAACTGAAGAAGCTCCGCGCTTCCGAAAGCACTGGCTCGGGCGCGGCTTCGCGTGCGGGTAAAGCTATTGTCCGTCGACAAACCTCGGCTGCGTCAGCGCAGGATGCGGCACGCAAGGCACTCGGCCTAGGCCGGAAGAACAACCAATCAACTGATTCAAACAACTAGGAGCCTGAACCATGGCTGACGGACTTACTGCAATATCATCTAAACCAAAGTCACCTGCCCAGTTTCAAGGCATTTTTGACGTTATCCCTTTCAAATTCACCTTTGAAGACGACAGCATTCTTGATGGCGATGAATATGCTCTTGATGCCGCCGTACCCGGCGCCGCACTTGGCGACTTCGTACTGGTTACCCCTAATGCGGATGCTGCTGACCTGATTATGGTCGCGTATGTTACTGCCGCGGATGTGGTCACCGTATCGTTGGTTAATGTCACTGGTGGCACCCTAACAACTTTCGCTACAGGCATTGTTTGTACTGGTGTAATATTGAAGCCTAAAGGCGTCTTCGACTCACTATAAGCGCGGGTAGTCGGGGGCTATATGGATCTAAATTTCCAGATGCATCCTGGTCAGGTTGCAATCTACAACTCGACTGCACTTTACAAAGTGTGCGCTGCAGGACGACGCTTCGGCAAGACCTGGTTAGCGGCTATGTTGTGTGTAATCTGGGGATTAGCAGAAGAGAACATCCGGGGCCTGGCCCTGGACGACACGTCGGAAGTCATGTATATGGCGCCGACCTTTGAGCAAGCGAAAGGCATCTTCTGGCCTGTGCTCAAGAAATTAGCGGAACCTGTGACTCTCACCATCCATGAGAACACTGGTGTACTGACCCTTATAAACGGGGTACGGATTCGCCTGAAAGGGATGGATAACCCAGACCGTGCACGTGGTTTTAAACTCCGCGGCGCGGTCCTAGACGAATATGCGGACATGCACGCGGGTGCGTGGGACGCTATTATCCAACCAGCCCTAATGGACTGTGAAGGGTGGGCGCTGTTTATCGGTACCCCCAAAGGTAAGAACCACTTCTACCAACGCTATATCGAAGCGCTTGACTGCAAGCCCGACGAAGACAGCTTTCTGGAGTGGGAAGCCTTCAAATACAGCTCCATGGACAATCCCGCGATTCCGATCACATCCATCAAACGGATGTACGAGTCTGAGACGTATAGTAGTGACCTACGGGCGCAGGAACTGGAAGCAGACTTCCTGGCTGGCTCGGACGGCATGCTTAGAGCCGACTGGTGGAGATTCTCTGATACAGAGCCGATGGACGGGTACTACGTGGTAAGCGTGGACCTCCAGGGTTTCACGATGGACGCAATCAAAAAGAAGAAAGTCCGACGTGACGACACCGTCATTACTATTGCCAAGATCTGCAAGCAAGGCTGGTGGATCAAGGACCAAATATCAGGCAAATGGGACACTCGAGAGACTGCCATCCAGATCATCAATGCCGCTCGGAGCGTACACGCTACTCGGGTAGGTATCGAGCAAGGCGCTCTGAAGAACGCCGTTGGGCCGTATATGGATGACGTTATGGCCCAATATCGTCAGTTTTACAACATCGAGCCGCTATTGCATGGCAACCAACAAAAAGAATTACGAATCCAATGGGCCTTGCAGGGCCGCTTGGAGAAAGGTCGTATCACACTAAACTGCAGTTCAGACCTTCAGTCTTTCAATCGCCCCGCATGGGTGAGCAAGCTGATCGAGCAAAGCGCAGACTTTCCAAATAACTCGACCCCCGACGACTGTCCAGATTCTCTGGCGTACGTAGACCAACTGGCTACGACCATTTTCATGGAAGTTGACCACCAAGACATACACGGCTACGACGAGTGGGAACCCCTCGACGAATGGTCGGGAGTTTAGAGGAGACTGAATGTCCATCATAGTTAGTGATACCCCTACCCGAACGCAAGAATCCAAAGAAGACGAGCTAGCCTCGTGGGTCATGGAACGCGTCAACGCATGGCGCACACATAGAGATAACGCATTTAAGGATCGCTGGGGCGAATACTACCGCCTATGGCGCGGACGCTGGTCCGAGAAAGACAAGAACCGTTCGTCTGAGCGCTCGAAACTCATAGCACCTGCCCTTTCCCAGGCCATTGAGATGACAGTCGCTGAGATGGAAGAGGCCACGTTCGGCCGTACACAGTGGTTTGATCTGCGAGACGACATTGAGGCAGGCCCGGAAGAGAAGGCAGCCATGGTCAAGACGCGCGATCGACTGTTGGACGACGCGAACAAGGCGGGTGTCCCAGACGCAATCAGTGCGGCATACCTCAACGGCGCCTTATATGGCTCCGGAATTGCCAAGATCGTCATGGATATCAAGGATGTCCTGTCACCAGGACCGTTACTGCCCGACGGCACGCGCGAGATTATCAGCGTAAAGAAGCGTGTATTTCGGCTAGATCCCCTTCCAGCGGACGAGTTTATACCAGACCCAGCAGGCACCACCATCGAAGATATGCAGGGTTGCGCACACGAACTGGTGAAGTCGCAGTCGTGGGTAGCACGCATGCAGGCCAAGGGAATTTTCCAGTCAGTCGATATCACCGCTGGTGAAGTCAGCGACACGAAGTCGGAACGTGGCGACCTAGAGGGTAGCCTCAAAGATACGGAAGCAGTTCTGATCACGGAGTACCACGGTCTGGTACCAGCACGCCTTCTGCCTACTAAGGTAAAGCGCGACAAGCAACCGATTGATACGATCATGGACGAACTGGAGCTCAAGTCAGGCGACGAGACAATGGTAGAAGCCATCGTCACGATCGGCGACAAGCGGCACATGTTACGCGCAAGCAAGAACCCTTTCTGGATGCAGGATCGTTCGATCGTATCCTACCAACACGAGAAAGTACCCGGCCGCTTCTGGGGCCGTGGTGTGGCTGAAAAAGGCTTCAACCCACAGAAAGCACTCGACGCCGAACTTCGTTCGCGTATGGACGCCCTCGCACTCATCTCGAATCCGATGATGGCAGCCGATATTACACGTATGCCCCGCGGCTTTGATCTAAAGATCCGACCCGGCAAGCTGTGGCTAACTAACGGCCCACCGCGCGACGTCCTACAACCAGTCGTATTCCAAGGACTCGACCCATCCACGTTTAACCAAACGGGTGAGATGGAGCGAATGGTCCAGATGGGTACAGGCGCCATGGATTCAGCAACGCCTACGAACATTAACGCACGCAACAGTACCGCGACGGGATCATCCCTACAGCAAGCTGGGTTCGTTAAGCGTTCGAAGCGAGCGATGTCAAACGTCTCTCGGAACTTCCTACAACCAATAATTCAAAAGCTGCTGTGGAGATACATGCAGTTTGACAAGCAACGCTACCCCGTCGACGTGGACTTCCGCGTAATGGGCACGCTGGGCATTGTCGCACGCGAGCTTGAGCAAGTACAACTGACCCAGATGCTCGGATTAGTCGAGCCAGGTTCTGCCCCCCAGCTGGTACTTGTTAAAGCCATCTTCGATAACTCGTCAAGCCCCTACAAGGGCGAACTGAACGCCGCTATCGATCAGATGCTCGCACCACCGTCCGAAGAGGATGTAGCCAAGCAAGAGGCGTTCGAACAGGTTAAGTTCCTGACGCTGAAAGCGGACCTCGAGAAGAAGTCCATGGAGTCACGCAAGCTACAATCTGAGGTCATCCTGAACATTGCCAAGGCCCAATCAGAAGAGGTCAAGACGCAGTTCGACGGAGCCAACTTGGACATTGAAGTACAACGCCTGATTAAGGAGCTCGATGAGCTCGGGGAACTCAGTCGGCAAAATGACGCTGCGCTGCTAAACGCGCAAGCGAATCTGATTAAGGCTCAAGGGGGAAAGAGCAATGGATCCAGTGATAATGGAGAAGGAAGCTAAAGCACTCGAAGAGATGTTTGCTTCTATAGGATGGCAGCTAGTGATGCGGAGATTTAAACCGCGCCTCGACGAAGGCTCCATCGCAGAATACGACCACGTGCAAGAAACCCTAACCTTAGGACGTGTACAAGGTCGCAGAGAGATTCTACGAGAGATCGTAGGTCTAAAGGATATAGTTCATGCCGAGATGGCACAGACTATAGACGATCATGCCGCGCAAGCTGGGTATGACGAAGCCGTTGATACAGACTGGAGAGGCTAATCCATGTTGTTATTCGACTTCGAATGTAAGCATTGTGACCACGTGTTTGAGAATTGGGATACCTCGGATAGGACAGCCTCCTACCCCTGCCCCGAATGCGGAACACCTGGAGCAACGCGAAGAGTCAGCACGCCTCGCTTCGACTACACTGGTATGGTTACCAGCGGGTCGGGATCGACCGATGGATTATCGACATCCATTGATAAATGGGCGAAAGCTCGCAAGGAAAAGATCAAAATCGAGAAGCGAAACATGGAACGTCATGGAACGATTGACTAACATGCTACGCACCTCCCTCGACGGTCTTAGTTATTTGTCCCATAACTCTATACTGAGCGGGAAAACACCCTTAGGAGAAACTTTACATGTCTACAATCATATTTGAAGAAGACACCCAGTCCGACCCATCAACATTTGCCGCGATTCCATCCGATGCCGAGATTTCTCAACCTGCGCCAGCCGCACCGGTTGCACCAGTCGAAGCACCAGTCGCTGCCTCGCCCGAACTGCCCGAGAAGTTCCGAGGTAAGTCAGCTTTTGAGATAGCAGAGTCGTATGCTAGTCTTGAATCAGAGCTTGGCCGTCAGTCACAGGAAATAGGAACCCTGCGTACGCTCACGGACCAATTGTTGGAGGTAAGAAAAACTGGCCCTTCAGAACAGAATGTAGGTCGACAGGAAGAACCTGAACTTACTGTTGACGACGTACTCAACGATCCACGGAATGCAATATCCCGTGTAGCACGAGAAGAGGGCGCACAGACTAGTAGTCGTGTAGCCAACATTGAAGCTACTCTGGAAATGCAAGCCTTTTCTTCACGTCACCCTTCTTTTAAAGAAGATCAGAACGACCCTGAGTTTCACGCTTGGGTGCGCGAGTCTGGCCTTCGACAGCGTGCAGCACAAGACACCTTAGACGGTGATCTGAATGCGGCCGACCAACTGTTTGGAGAATGGGAACAAGTGAAGCAGGCAAAGGCATCTGCTGAGACGATACCAACCGCAGACGAGATTGAGGCAGAAGAATCTGCCAGTGCAATCGCTGCACGAGGTGCCACTTCTGGCGCGACAAAGCCGAAGCCCATCTCGAGAGCTGAATTGGCTGAAATTAAACTAAATGACGAAGCCCGTTATTACAGCCCAAAATTCCAAGACTGGATGATTGGGATGTACCGACAGAAGCTCGTAAAGTAATCACGACCCATATGGGGTCATCGGAGAAATAACTAATGAGTTCTTTTGCAAGTACTGACGCGATCAGTAACACCACTGTCTTAACCGGCGTACACGCTGAAGCAGGTGCATTCGTGCCCGAGCTTTGGTCCGACGAAACGCTAGCTACCTACAAGAGTAATCTTGTTGTTGCTGCTCTCGTTACAAACATGTCACACGTTGGTAAGAAAGGCGACACGGTAAACGTGCCTACTATCTCCAGCCGTCTGGCTCCTACCCTACGTCGACCTAGCTCAGGTAACGAAGGCCTTGTTGC